CATCTGAACAAATTGACGCTTTTTATCTGTGCTATCCCACTTGACATGATGATAGTGTTCTACCTGCTTGCCACATACCATGCACTTAAACTTTTCCATTTGCTCTTTTTCGTGTAGCCAGTTGTTATAAGCAAGTTCTGAATCATTAGTAACACGCTTTTTTTTGATCTGCTTTCGTTTGCCGAAAGTTGAAACTTTAATCGGCTTAATGCGGTTGCTTTTTAGTTGTTCAGCTTTGGAGTACATTTAAGTATCCTCCTGTTTTAAAATATCCGTCCTCATAAATAGCTGTCATGAATTCACCATTTATATGTTCGCTAATGAGTTCTTCACATCGTGAACCTAGATCGTACTCGCTCATATTAAAGGCTGTGATTATCTCATCAATTTGACCGCCACCCTCAGTTAACAAATCATTTAAAAAATCATAATTCTTTCCAAGCTTAACCAAAAGGTTATAAGCTTCGCTAATGATTTTAATTTTCTCTAGTTGAATAACCATGCGACACTCAATATCTAAAAATTCTATAGTTTCATCATCCATTTTAAAAAACCTTTCGTGCGAAAGACTCGCACCATTTTTCTAAGTTGTTTAGTAGTTCGCTTACCTTTTTCATGATTTAATCTTCTAAACTTTTAAGTAGCTCAATATTAGCAATATAAACTTTACTATTGTGAGTTTCTTTTACTTTTGTTTCTAATTCCTCTAGTGTTCCCCAAAAGCACCCCGCTTGTATCATCCAAGTGTTATTGTGTTTAACACAATGTACGATACGTTTTGATGTGTCGTAAGCAGTGAAGCTATAGTATTGTTTAGCCTCTCCAAGGTCAGCACCTCTAAGGTCAGCACCTCTAAGGTTAGCCTCTCCAAGGTCAGCACCTCTAAGGTCAGCCTCTCTAAGGTAAGCACCTCCAAGGTAAGCACCTCCAAGGTCAGCCTCTCCAAGGTTAGCCTCTCCAAGGTCAGCACCTCTAAGGTCAGCACCTCTAAGGTCAGCCTCTCCAAGGTCAGCACCTCTAAGGTTAGCCTCTCCAAGGTCAGCACCTCTAAGGTTAGCACCTCTAAGGTAAGCACCTCTAAGGTTAGCCTCTCCAAGGTCAGCACCTCCTTCTAGGGCGGATAACAACGTCTCTTTCATTGTTCCGTTTTCATCTTCGTATATAACTTCATCGGTAAATCTATTTTTTATCTTCATCTCAAACCTCCTACAGTTAATTGATAAGAACATTGTAACCTTTAAAACCTTTAGTTTTCCTTTATCTCTTTATGCTTCTTTAAAATCGCTCGTGCTTTCTTCATCGTAGTTACCGATAATACTTTCTCAGTGCTAAAGATATTATCATCTGTAAATCTTAGGGCTGAGTTTCTAGTAGTAAAGAAGCCATTATCAACTAAGAAGTTGTAAAACTTAATATCTGAGCCTTTGAAGTAAATATCTTGCAGTTCTATTTTTAAGTGATCGGAGTATCTCTCATAGTTCATGTGGCCTTGAATAAGATCTCCTTTGCCTAGTACCATCATGTAGCGGTATCTCAAAGAACGTGAGGCGGCTATGGTTGATAAGTAGCTATGATGTTTGCCTATAGCTATAGAATAAACGCTGTAGCCATTTGTTCGTGCTTCTCTTGTGCCTCTCATGATTTATTACTTAATAGCTTTTTATCGTTCAGTGATACCGCTAAACCCTCTGCTTTGGCTTGATTGTATTTAACCATAGCATCTTTAATCATGTTTACTATAAGGTCTGTATCATAAGGGCTTAAAATCTTACCCATTATTAGGTCTAAATTTAAATTACCTAAAATGATTATTTCAATATCAGAAAACATTCTGCCATCACCAAACTTTATACATGAAAAGTCTTTATCTTTGTATTCATCTCCTAGATGCTCTTTAAGACGAAAAAGTCTGTCGTGTAAGTCTTTGGCTTTACATGGAACAGTTTTGCTTATTTTGGCTATGTTACGCTCTTTAAATGACTCACTTACAATAGCTACTCTGTCCATGCCTTGTTTATATGCAAATTGATCGCCGCTTAACTCTTTGAAGAAATCTTGATAGTCAACTGGTGCAATATCTTCTAAATAACTTTCTATCTCACCATTGATAAAAATATTATCTGCAATGTTTAGTTTAATTCTTATTGCTTCGATTAGATCATTCATTTTAATATCCTTTTGCTTTTAAAATATCTTTATAGCTCATGTCGCTATTGTCTATTATCGCTTTGGCCTTCTCTGCATCTGATAGATTTACTTCATCATTCCAACCGTGAGCATTTAGCCATGTAGCAGGGTAAGGAATATATTGTCCGTTTTCTTTTTTCCAATCCTTAGTTAATTTCATCATTTCAAGATGGCTTATCAAATAATCTAGTGGCGGTATAGATTTAAAATGCTTTTCAAAAGCTTTTTTAGCGATTTGCTTAGATTTTTTCTTAGGGTATGTTTTCCAAAATTGCTCAAATGCTTCATTAGTCTCTACTAACCTATCCTTACCTCTACTAACCTCTCCTATACTATCCTTACCTATACTATCCTTACCTATGCGGACATTTGGTTGACAAGTGGTTGACATTTGACTGCAACCCTCTTGTAGCATACTGTAGGACTCATTTTCATTGGTCACTACTTGGTCACGCTCATCTAAGTAAACAGTTTCGCAGATTCTATCTGCTCTAATTAAATTATGGATTTTCCAATGCTTAATCACTATCACCCCGCTATCAAAAATGAGTATAAATTTCTTAGCTACAAGCACCTTTAACTCATCTTCATTTGAGCCTATCATGCGTGATATTTTACGGGGGTTATTAATGAACCCTTCATCATCTGCTCTCATGGATAAATGAAAATAAAGAGCCTGTGTCGATAAACTCATATCGAGAAAACTATCGCTGTCTATAATCGTTTTTGCAAACATTCTACGCTTTGCCATGATTTCTCTTTTCTAATCTTAGAATATATTTAGTTGCAGTAGGTTTATAATTAGGGTGCAAATCACTAATTAAAGTAAGGCCTTTAATATCTTTATTTTTGTATGAAGTCAAAATACTATCCAGTACCTTACTTTTTTTGCTTAACTTTGACATTTTACGGTTCTTTCGCCAACAATAATAAAATTTAAGGGTGATAGTCGCTAAAGGAGGTTGGTCGCTTCCTTTTATCTGATTATATGTTATAAACAAACCTTATTAATTGCAAGTAGGAAGCGACCAAACTCACTTGCAATTAATAAAACTTGTATATTAACTTATAGCATGATCTATTCCAATACCTACCGCATGGGTTAGGTAGGTAGGAACTTTTTTCATACTTAGGAGGTATCAACTAGACTCTAGTATACGCTGAAAAGGTACGTAGCTATAAGCCGTGATACAATTATAGCATATTACTAAAGGTTGTCAAGGTTTAAAATAAAGATTTTGTCTTTTTATCGTATGCCCCTATTTGATGCCGCATAGCGTCCATTTCATCTTTTGAATAATTGTGGTCGTGATGCTCTATAAAATGATCGCAACTAGCACCTAAAGGCTCAAAATGTCGTATCTCTGTTTTGCCGTTAGTTATGAGATTTGCTCTGCCACAAATTTCTCTCATGTGACATTTTGTGTTGTCGCATAAAATCATAGCCTTAAACTCCTATTTTACTAAAAATGTCTATAAGAATCAAAAGAGCCAATCCCTCGATCTCTGTTTTTTTATCTTTTGTGATAAATACCGCAATGCAAACCGCTATCCCTAAGGCTCCCCATAAAATCACAATATCCTCCTAAAATGGTATTTCATCTTCATCAATATCAAACTCTTGCTGTTGCTGTTGATACTGAGCGTTTGCTTGACCTGCACCCTGTGGCTGATACTGTCCGTTGTTTTGTTGCTGTTGGTTCGTGCTGTTTTGCTGTGAGTCTTTCTTGCTGTCAAGCATTACCATATTTTCAACCGTTACTGAGTGCTTAGAGCGTTTTTGGCCTGATTGATCAGTCCACTGTTCAAACATCAGACGACCCTCAACCAAACATTTACTCCCTTTTCTCAGATATTGATTAGCTATTTCAGCCGATCTTCCAAAAAAAGTAATATCAATAAAACATACTTCCTCTTTACGCTCACCATTTGAAGTAAACTTACGTGTAGTTGCAATAGCCGTTTTAGCCAAGGCTGTACCGCCATTTGTGTATCTGAGCTCTATATCTTTAGTTAAGTTTCCAACTAATACGCTTCTGTTGAACATTTTCGTACTCCCATACTATTAATTTTTCGGCTTATTGACGTTGCGAAAGCTCTTTATTGAGCCATGCCTCTACAAAGTCAAAAGGGTTAACAAAATCTCCATGATCCACAAACTTTGCTAACTCTTTTATTGTCTCACTCATACTAAGTTCAAGCACCAAGCATTCGTTTAATATCTCTGATAGAATTATATTATACTTTTCTAGCATTGTGATATTTTCATTAAACTGAATCATTGTATGGCCTTATGTTATTGTAGATTAGTTGCTCTCTTAGCCAGCTAATGTGGTGGGTTAAATCTTCCTTATTTACTTTATTGAAATGATTTTTATTCATATTGTGTTGTGTTATGGGGTTTCGTGTCGGTAACTCAATATCCATCATTTTTAGCAAATACCTTGCAACGCTTTTAAAATCGGCAACATTCTTTAAGTGCTTATAGCTTCCAGTTACATATTCTTTTAAATCGCCCTCCCACTCTTTCGTTTCTATCTGAATCTTAATAGATCCATGATTGTATAATTGATTTACGTATGCATGATAAAGATTATTTTGATTGAGTGTTTTGAGAGCCATATTTAGCCCTCAAAGTTATCTAGCTGTCCTAGTAGTGCGTCAGTGTTTTTTAACCACTTCACAACTAAGTTATGTACTGCTTTTTTGTCGCTCATGTCTACCTGAGAGCTTATAAAATTTACTGGGTCTACACTCTTGCTACTGCAAAGTTCTGTGAAGTCGTGCCATGCACGCTTTTTATCGTCCTCTGTTGCCTTGCTTCCCGTTGGTCGGTTGTTTGTTGAATTATCTAAACTATCAGGATCTTTGTTGTCATCAATAGCGAATAGGCCTGCTGTTGCGTATTTACCGCTATAAGTTTGCGTTGCTCCTGATTGTTGCGGCTGGCTCATTCCCTTCGCACCTATAAGCATCTCTGCATAAGCTGTAGCCTCATGAGAAATATCGTTATTATCCTTATCGCCTGCAAAAGTAATTTTAGCTGTGGCCTTATCAAATAACCTACCTCCAAGCTCAAACGGCTCGTGATTAATAATAAAATGAGCATTAAACTCTTCTAAAAGAGGCTTAAGAGCCTCTGTTATATCTTCTAGGCTCCTATAGTTGTAGTTGCCAAACTTATTAAATTGTGACTTATTTGCCTTTAGTCGGCTTTGAATTTTTGATAAACTCATTAATCATCTCCTAGTAATTTTTCATCTCTTCTGAGATCGTGTAAGTAGTCGCCATAATCTGCTTCTACATCTGCATAAAGCTCTGATATATACTCATTTACTTCGTCCTCAAATTTTTCAGCAATAAACTCCAAGGCCTCATCAATCTTTCTTTCTAAAATAACCTCTAAAGCTTTATCAAGATTATTTTCATAAAAATCATCATAGTCGAGTCTTTTATATCCCATTACTTTTTACCCCCAAACCAATACATAAAAAGCTCTGAGGCTGTCATTTCTTTTTCCTCCATAATATCCTCCTAAATTTTTTGGATACCTAATTGTAATACACAATAGCTTAATGTTTCCTAAAGGTTATTAAGGTTATCATGTTAAGTGTAAATCAAAAAAAAGGAAATAGAATGGCTAAGAGCAAAGATGAGGCTTATATTATTGTAGATAAGGAAACTCATAAAGAGTTTAAAATGGAGGCCGTCAAGAGTGGCCGCACCATGAGAGGGCTTGTTAAATATCTGCTTGAAGAGTACAAGAAAAAGCAAAAGTAGTTTTACTGTAGGAGGTAAAAATGAAAGTAACCGCATGGGTGATAGTATTACTATCTATGATTTTATTACAATGGCACTCTATTAACACATGGATTAAATTTAGCGACTCTATTACTGGCTCTTTAATGTCTGTCTTAATAGAAGTTGTTGCCTTGTGGTTTTGGTATAATCGCAATATTGTACTAGCCCCTTTAACTTCAGCATTTGTTATTTGTTTTGCTCTATATCACTTAGGTGATAAGGTAATTAATGACAGCGAGGCTAAGGCTAAAAAAGAGATAGTAGACAAAAAAGAAAAACTTCTTATGTCTGTAATTGAAAAAGTAAAAGAAGAGGACTGGCCTATCACCTTGCAAAAATCACTTGCAAGTTTAGAGAGTATAGGAAAGCAAAAAGATGAGGCTTTCACTATTGATAAGTCTAAGTGGATAACTATTTTCTTGCTTGGCTTTGTGTTGGTTTTGATTCAGATAGGCCAAATTAAAGCCATGATTTCGTTACGTCCTGAAAGGGTTACTTTGGATGATGCCAAGCCAAAGAAAAAAGAAGTGAAACAAGCTGTTACGCCTTTACGAAACAAGACTGTAGATAGTTCTATCCAAGTTTTAGCGGATAAAACACTAGGAGAGTTACAAGGCTTTATGGATCGAAATAATATAGACTCTGAAACGCTTACACGTAAACTTTTAGGGCTTGATGCCCCTACTTTTTCAAGACTAAGAACTGCTTACAAAAATGGAACTGGCATAAGTGAAATTAAAATGAACATGATACTAGAAAGGATAAAAAACTATGAAAAAAGATAGCAAATTTGCAAGAAATGGCAATACTCAAAATTCATTCAAATTAGGAAAGTGTAAGACTTATTTAACTACTATTCAAAGAGCAAAAACCAAAGAGGCACGATACAAAAGAGCCTTAGGAAGAGGTGATCTATTGCAAGGTTGCATTAAGTACGACGAGTATGCTAATAGGCTTAGAGCCAAGGTGCAAGATTTATACTTTGAGATAGAAAACCCAGTTGTAGTTGTTAAATGGCTAAGGGATAATGAATACTTTAAAAGTACCGCTACGGCCTCAACATTTTTTCATCACGATATTTTTAAAATAGGAACTATGAGAGTAAATGTTATGTATAAAATGAGAATGATATTAAGAGAGTTTGAAAGTGCCAATAAATAAAAAAGAACTATATAAATTACCGCAAAAGGCTGAATTATTAAAACTCATACAACCAAAATGGGAAAGACCAACGCTTCACCATGAGGTAAATATGGGTGTTACTTTGGGCGTTATTCATCAAAAATACCACAATAAAAATAAAAATGTAAAAATGGTTGATGGTGATTTTCTAATTGATGTAAACAATTGGAATTCCAAGGCTCACGGGGATACAAATACAAAAAGAAGGTACATAACCGATAGGATGTTCGAGAATGTCTATTATGGCCTAGATTTATACCTCAATGACTTTCAAAAAGCCCAGTTATTATCTGCGTTAAATGGAGATAGTGAGGGATCTTGGACTAACTGGCTTAGAGATTTTAGACCAGTATTAGGAGATAAGCTAAGAGACTTTTTAGTATATGGCTTAAAGATAATTAAGACAAAGGCTCTTTATCGCATGGACAAGAGAGAAAATAAATGGGTAGATAATTTCTTAGAGGCCGTAGCCTAGCCTCTCTTCATGCGTGAGGCTAAACGCTTGGCTCTGCTTGGAGTCTGTTTTGCCCACTTGGAGTCAAGCATTTCAATAGATGCTGTTTTGTAATCTTCATTTTCTAGTGCGAGCCACATCTTTTTAAATTTTAAAACACCGCCTACTCCAAGTTGGTAGACCATGTTGAAAATGATCTTTTGTCTCTCTTCTGATAACATAACTACAAACGGCTTTTTGTTTTCAAGCTCTTTAATTTTGTCTCTTAAATCAGTTTCAAACATAGCCCTAGCCATAGGCCGCGTTATGCCTTGTTCAATGTTTGTACCGAAGCCAATAGTTAAAACGCCTAGAGTGTCTTTATATGGCTTAGATATAAAGCCCTCATCTTCTGTTATTTCATTAATAAGTTCATGTATCATGGATGACTCCTTTTATATTTCATAAAGTTTTTGTAGGTAGCTTTTTGCTTCCAAGTTACCTCTTCTAGGTCGAGGCTTAGGCTTATAATTGAATAAGTAGCCACAGACACAATAGGAAAAAATATCGAAAACAAAGCAATATAGAGATTTTTAACTTTTGATACACACCTTTTCTCTATCATATTGCCGTGTCTATACATGAGATCCTTATTATCTCTATTTCCCTCTTTTGCTGATACCTCTATTTTTCTAATATCTTTGGAGAGCTTTGAGAAGTGCATTAAAAGGTCTTTGTGTTCTAGCTCTTTTTTTTGCTCTCTTAAAGCCTTAAACATTTTCTCTTCTATGCTTAACTCTTCGGTCATTTAGCTTTCCTTTTAGCTTTGTATCCCTCGATCATCTCATAAATAGTATCTCTATTGCTGTCGTAATAAACGTCTTTATCTACTATGTGTTGTACTCTTTTTTCGATCTTTTCAATGCGTGCGTTAACTTGTTTATCGTGCAAGGTGTTTTTTAGTTCAATAGCTCTAAGTTCAAAAAAAAGGTAAGCACTAGCCATACCAAGCCCAGTAAAGAACAGGCCGCCTATGCGCTTGAACCATGTCATACTAACACTGGTTTCTTTAACGTACACTTCAATACTTACTGTTAAATCCCCTATGTGTTTAATAAGATCGTTGTGTTGGCTTGATAGTGTTCTAAACTGTAACTTTTCTTCATCTGTGTGTTTTTCAAAAGCTTTGGACTGCTCTTCAATCTTTTCTTTAAGGTGGTTAATCTCTACTATGACTTCCTCAATTTTGTGCATAGATGATACCTGCCTTTTTTTATTGAATTATAACGTGTTAATCTTTGTCTAATTCTTTATTGTAAGCATTAATAGCTTTAGTGGTAGATAGAAAGTCTGCTGAATGCTCATAGCATTTCTTTTCAAACTCTTTTACTACAATCACTGTTTTATGTGGAACCATCCAGTAATCTTTACTTACACGCTTCATTGAGCCAGTGCCATTAAGATCTAAGATTGGTGGTTCAGTTTTCATGTCAAACTCTGGACATGGGAGATACTCAATCTTAGTACAACCGCTAAAAGTTAATAGTGCCACCGATAGGAGTATTGTTAATGTCGTTAACTTCCTCATTATGGTTCCTTTCAATATCGTCAATTTGGTTTTGATACTCTGCTTCTTTAACTTTATTGGCTTTTAATATAGCCTTATTATAAAGAGCTACTGTCTCTAGTTCGTTTACTTTGTTTTTTAGGTAATTATTTTGCCATGTATTTAACGCTGAATTACCTAAGATTCCAAGGCCGATTACTAGACCGATTATGTCTTTAGTGTCCATTATTTACCCTTCCATGCTTTTATCATGCTTGTTACTTTCGTGATTGAATTCAAACCAAAGGTTAACACAATCAAAGCAATTAAAGCAAATAAACCAGTAGTGAAGATAATATCCTCAGATGGTTCTTTTGCTCGTACAGAATAGATATATGCGTATACGATAGCCATTGAAATTAGCCTTGTAGTAATTCTGTGTTTAGCCCAAAAGCCAATTTGTTTATCTTCCATATTTAACTCCATGATATAAATTAACCGCCCATACTGCGATTCTTCTTCTTAGCGTGTAGCCACTCATTCTGAACATTGTCTCAAACAAATAGTCTGCTTTTTCATATTGTTCTAAATCTGTTAGGTAGTCATGAACCACTACCATCGGTAAATTCATAGGGCAATATCTAGGAATAAGCAAAGTAAATAACCAAGGCACATCAGCACCATTAGTTTTGTAACCCTTTGGTACTGTAACATCACTGAAAGTATATGGCTCAAATAAGACAAATTTCTTATCTATTGTAGGGCTAACTTTTAATGAGTACATTAGTCGAAGTCCATATCTGTAGCTGTCACTCTTGCTTGTAAATCTACATCAGTAATGTTTACACCTCTGATGACTGCTTCAAACTCTGCATCAGTAGGAATAATAGGAATAGCTCTGATTGCTTCCCATACATCAACAGACCAATCCCAAATAGCTAAGCAAAAAGCTTGATGAGTGTACCCAGTCTTTCGTGAATAAAGTTCAGCTCTAGCTACATCTTTAATCTTTAGACCAAACTCATCATTGTAATTGTCTAAAACATCTTGAATAAAGTTTGTTGTAATATCAGTAAAGCGTTCAACATTTTTATTTAAATCACTAACCCAAGTACCATCTGCTTGAGCTGTCATTGTCTTATCTTCGTTATCAGATACCATTTTGATTAAGCCTGAATCGATACAACTCTGCTCACCTGCTGAACCAACTTTTACTACTGTGATTGCATTATCGCCTAACGCACTATAATAAGCCACTGCCATTATTTTCCTCCTTGTCTAATTACTCTTACTCTACATGGTGCAGATTTAATACTGGTAGATGCTCCATGAGGATTACCAGTTACATGCTGAACGTGCATTATGTCAACATTACCAGTAATAATTGCTATTCCTACTCCTTCTACATAATATCCACTTACTCCACCTGAGTTACCCGATGAATCTCCGTAATACCATCTAGTACCACTCCAAATACCGTCATAAAAAACCTCTGCTATAACTTCAACTGGTGTATTTTTTCCGAATGGATTATCTAGTAAGTATTTTTTATTAACTGCAACCAAATCGGGTAATGCTTCTTCATTCTGAGGTGTAATCAAATAAGTGTTTCCATCTAAATGAGCTTCACCATAAACTGTTAAGTTCTCAAACTCTGTTACATTAGATTCAGCATTGAATACATGTGATACTGTCTCTGTATCGTCAATTACTGCTGTACCTAACTCTGTAAATGTATCTGTTACTGTGTCGTTTACATCTGTGTATATTACATTGTCTGTGATGTTTAAATATGGTGTATCGTCTATTGCGAATATGAGCCTAATTTCTCCAAATCCTACATATTGAGTTGACCCATTATTGGCAGTAATATTTATTCTATAATCTTTATACGATGTCGTATTAGCTGATAAATCTCGTGTTGGTTCAAATACTCCCACTGTTCCATCACCAGTAGGCACATAATTTGTAACATTTTCAATAATATCCCAGTTAGTATCATCATTAGAACCCTCAAAAGTCCATGTCTTAGGGAATGAAAGTATATTTGTTGCGATAACTGATGTTACGGTAGGTGATGAAAATTCATAACCTTTGATTACTCTACTTTTAGTTAAGTTATTTTTCCACCAACCAGCGGTATCACCAAGGAGAGTCAACCAACCATTACCTATTGATGTTATGTGGCTTAATGCTTCCCATGCTAAGTTGTTAGCTTCTTGACTACTCGCACTAACAAAACCAGTATCACTAGCATAAGTACCATGTCTAGCTGTAGTCTTACCAGTTACAACACCATTAGCATCTTTTACATCAACACCCCACTTATCAGCATCAGCATTGTTAAGACCTTTTCTAAGTGGATATGGTTGTTTAAATACTGAACCATCACCTTTTAAAAATAAGTGCTGTCTAGTGTTTGCATTACCAGTTCCAACATCTAAAGTAGTTAAAGCTGTAGTTTGAACATCTAAAGTTTTCTTAGCTTGGTTTGCATTGATACCATCCGCTAATACTGCTTTAATGTCGTTGCTGAATCCGATTAATTTACCTGAGATTGGTTGCTCATAATTAGGTGTTTTAATGATAGCTAGGTAAGAGCCACCATTAGCATTTTCATCCCCCGTTGTTATATCTATAATAAGCCCCGTGCTAGTAAACTTAGTATCTGAATCTATAGCCTCCGCATTAGATAAGTCAGCATAGACTACTTGGGTACCGCCACGAATATTGCTTATCTTATCCCAGTTTCCTACTGCATCTAATCTCTTTATTGTCACCTTAGTACCTAATACACTACAATTCATACCAATATTATTTAAAGCATCATTACCTACTGCACCTGTACCCTGATAGTTTACTATTTTAGTATTTGGTGTTTCACCTTGGTAGTAGTCAATGTAGTTGTTGTTCACTACATTAACGGAAATATCCGTACCATAAGTAAAAGTATCTTGTGTAGGTTCTGTATTATTCCAACCTATAATACTTGTTGCTTCCCCTTGGGTTACATTTAAAGATAAATATTTTGTAGCTCCACTTATAAAATTATAATTCAACCAACTAGCAATAGAACTAAGATTTTTAGTATCAAGTAGCTTAGTTAAAATACCCATACTTGGAGCATTAGTACCTGCTACACCGCTACCAGTTCTAAATCTAATACCATTACCTTGAACTGGGTTGTAGTGATTGATAACTGGATTACCTGCACTATCTACTTCACACAATGAAGCATGTACTGCTGGGTTATAAACTCCTGTACCATCATATAGCCCAACTGAGTTAACAACTACATCTCTACCTAACGCTATATCAAATATTAATACACCTGCTGTTCTTCTTGTAGTTTGCTCTACTTCTAAAAGGTAATTATCATTCAGAGTGTTATACCCTACATCAGTACCTATTGTAACTGAAAATGGAGATACCCCTATTAATCCTTGAGTTTGATTAAATTCAGTAGCTGTAGTATTAGTATAGATTTCTTTAAATAATCCCCTGATTGAATCGCATCCTCTCCAATCTCTAATAGTAGTTCTATTTTTGAAGTTAATTCTATACCCAAACTGATTATCAGCTAGTTTCCAATTTGCACTTGTAGCATCAACGTCAGCTCTAGGTGATATACCAGTAGCTACAGTAATGGCTACAGTACACTCATAAGGTTTACTATCTCCAGTAGCACTTGTATCGTAAACAATGACACCTAAAGCATGAGTAGTATCAGCCCAATCGCTTGCTAAGGTTACGCCATCTCCGTTATCATTAACTAATTGAATCCCAGTTGTATCTACTGTTCTTTCTACACCAGTACCAGTATATAAAAACTCTGTCTGCCCTATCTTAGTGACAGAATCTAGTTTTAGATTCTCTAGCGTTGATGGTGTATTGATAACCATTGATGAACGATTAGACATAGTGGTTGCATCCACTGAAGCTGCTGAGGCCTGAGCGTTTATCTCTGATATTTTGGCGTTATCTTCACTAATCTTTGAATTATCCTCACTAACCTTTGCGTTAGCCGCATTAGCCGCGGTATCTATTACGGCCTGAGGGATAGTCTCGTCACCGATAATAGACTTGCCATCTTCTGAAAATTTAATATAGCTGTTCGGGGTTGGAGCAGGCAAGATCGTATTAAAGTCTTGCGTTGCAGGATCTACCGATAAAAATACGCCCTCTTTGGCTTTTTGGTCTGCCACTAAGTAAGTTTGATACTCTGCATCATCGTTAAGGTTTTCAGACGTTAAATCACCCCTTGGTTGAAAATCAATAAGCCTATTAACGGGTAGACTTCTTTGAATAGTAATAGAGTCGTTTAGATTCGCCCCAGTGTTAAGAGATAAAATACCCCCACTCTCTCCGTTAATAGTTACTGTGTAATCAACATCTATGGTTAGCGTGTCTGTACTTACATTTGGTGCCTGTCCATTTGGTGTGTGATAAACGATAATATCCGTAAATGAGAAAATACGAAAATTAAAATTAAAGTCCGTTTGTCCTGCGCCTGCCTTAAGTTCTACTCTACCTACATTACTATTAAAAGCCATTAATTGCCCCCTGTTAAATTTTCAAATCTTGGTGAACGCTCAGGCTCTAACTCTCCGATTTCCCACCAATACTCTTGCCCTGTCTCTTTTTTCATCTTTCTTACATGCTTACGTATTTTACTCTTATAATTCTTTGCTGTAGCTTCTTTAATATGATCGTACAATAAACGTTCAAAAGCGAGCCTAGTATACCAAAGGTTTTGGGCAGGTAGATAGTTTTTTCCTATCCTTACCAACTCTTCTACAAGATTACTTTCTTTATCGCTCATAAGGGCTTTTTGCACCTGCTCAACCGTTAAGGTCATTATATCCTCGCCCATAGATCCTATGGCTCCAAGTGCTGTAGCAGTCAAGCTGTTTCCAAAGCGTGTTTGGTCTGAGAATAAGAAATCTCCAAAGATCCCCCAGCCGCCGCCTTGAAGTACAGACGCACCGATAAATTCTAGGTTTGCTTTGTGAGGGTCTTTGCCTTTCGCTATATCTTTAGCTGTAATAGCCATACCTCCAAAAATAGTGGTTAAAAGCGTAAAGCTTGCCGTCATACCAAGTTTTGAAGTCCAAGTATCTTGACTCATGTTTCGCATCATGTGACTAAATACCATAGCAATAGGGAACGATTTAAACTGAGTTGTCATTCTTGCCATTTCTCCCCAAAACTCGCCTTTAACTTTTCCTGCTGTAGTGTAATAGCGTGTATGTGCATCAGGTGTAATAACTGCCATATCGCCCTCTTTGTGGATATACTCTGATACTCTTATGGCTAAGTCTCTCGCCTCGATTATGCTTAGATCTGTTTTTTTGTGCAACTGTGCTATGTTCTCAATATCTATCAGGCCGCCATCAATAAGCTCTGACTTAGCCATATAATCCCAGTCTTTAGAGGTGATTCCGTTTTCCGTTAATCGCTTTTTCATATTCTTGTTTAGACTAGAAAAAGGCTTAGATAAATTATCCCCTATATTCCCCATTAGCTCCATTCTGAAAGAGGTTTTAAAACCATCAGTCCATACACCCATACCTGAGGCTCTTAATACAAGCTCCGCCATTGTTTGAGCCTTTCCGTGTGCCACCTCTCCAAACCTTGAAGTCATTGAGGCACTAGCATAATCCGCGATAACTCCTAAGCGTGTTGCTTGCACGTGTCGTTTGCTATTTGCCATAGTTGCAAAGCCACTTTTTACCGCTTTCATAACTGGCATACCGTTGTATCTTGATGTTTGTATCATAGTTGATAAATCAGTAACAGAAGATAAAACAGCACTTCCAAGCTTTGAGGCTGTTTGGATAGATCTAACTACGCCCCCAAACTGAGCGATTCTGTAATCTTTGGCATCTTTTACAATGAGGTTATCAACTTCACCTGATACCACTCTAAAGATCCCTGATAATTTTCGCTCTTTTGCATCAGTTAGACCATCTTTTTTTCTCACATAATCTATCATGTACTCAAAGCTTCTCTTTGGATTAGCTCCGTAAATTTCCATTAATGCGACATCGTTAGACATTAGCATAATATGGTCTTTCATGGCACTAAAAGGATCAGGGTTTCCGAACTCTTTTTGGTACTCGATCCAACTATCGGCATCTTTAAAGAATAACTCTCTGTGTTCTCTATGTGCATTGGCCTTAGCCGAACTAATACCCTTTGGCATTTTCCCTACTTCAAGCTTATTAAGACCACCACTGCTGATTGTTTCAAAGGTATGTTTTAAATATTCAGCTCTATCGATCTCAGCTACACCCATACGCTCCCAGTCAAGCTTATTCATGATGTTATCACTCCAAGCGTCAAGGCCTTTTTTGTGTAGGTTGAAAGCATTATGGCTTTGAGGTAAGCCCCAGTCATCAAGCTTTCTAATTGCTCCACCTGCACCATTAAAAAGCTGTCTCAACTCTTCTGCAATATCACCCCATAGTTTAGCAAACTCGCTTGCTTGTGTGTCCTCTGTTGATCCCTTTTTAAAGATCTCTCTTACTGTGTTATGGATAAGTTCGGTATCTTGTCTACGGCCTGCCATAGTTGTACGCATAGCGTGAATAGCATCAGCGAATTTGGCCTCGATCATTCCGCGTATGGCCTTGGATCTATACTCTACATTACTGCCTATAGATTTGCCTGTAACATCTTTTGTCATGGTTGAAAATAGAGCGTGATAACCGCCTTTAGGGTGAGAATCTACTAATTCGGTTAGGTTTTTGATTGCCTTAGCGTTAAGCCCTTTTGTAAAAGCATCTCTTTTTTTCTTATATTCTGCTTCGGCTAATGCTTTTTTAGTAGCCTCTTTAGGTGATACATTTTCGTTTAACTCTTTTTGGTAAAAGTCTTTAATGTCCTCGCCTGCGGATTTACTTAGCTTTCCCTCTTTTACGGCTTTATTGACACATGATACTAAGTCTTTACTCATAAGGCACAATCCAACATTTTATTAATAGTTTTTATATCGTTGTCTATTATATCTAATTCCTCTTTGAGAGTGGATTGCTTAGATATGATTTCTCCGTCCTCTTGTAATTCTCTATGTGCTACGATTGCGTCACTATTGTCTTTTGTAAAGCTTTCTACCTCTTGGTATTTAGCGTCAACATAGTCACTTTTGCCCTCTTTCTCAATGCGTAAATCCTCAAGCTTTTTGTGATCTTGCAAATCAATTTTTAAAGGCTCTTTCCCTACGCTTGGAGGTAGATCATCTGTGCCTGTTCTTTGCATAGGTACCTCATTTATGTCGTTTAGTGGGTTGTTTACGTATTGATCTTTGATTGTTGGAGCGTGACCCTCTTTGATGAATTCTTTGCCCTCTTTTTCAAGTCTTTCTATGATCTCTTTTTTTGCTTGATTGACGCTCTTTGAATCACTCATGGCCTCAGAAGTCCTAGCCTCTAGCCCCTCATCTATTTGTCTGCGTGCATCATGTAAGGCTTCAATGTGATCTGTAGTATCATCGAATAGGCTATCTCTGTTTATGGCTTCCATGTGATCTGCTAACTCTACGGCCTCAGCATCTCCACGCTCTTTAGCGTCCTGCTTGAATTTCTTTACCAGTGCAGGCGTAGCATCTACCACTATACTACCTGCACCACGAATAAGGCCACCTGCTAAAACAGATGCCCCACTCTCTATAAGTGCATCTCTTACGCTGTAATCTATGCCTATTTCATTTTTCCAGTCGTAAACCTGAGGTGCCGTTAAAGCCTCTAGCCCTATACCGATCTTTACTTCCTGTGCAAATGCCTTAGCTCCTGCGTGAGTAATAGCTTTTATGCCCTCTCCTACGATTTTAACTGGCGATCCAATAGCTAAAGATGCGGCTGTAACTGGATCTTGTAAACCGCCTGCCATAGTTCCGCCCATCTCTGCGAGCCATGACGTAAAGCCCTCTGTATTGCTTAGCCTCTTTTGCGTCTCTGTGTAATCTTTATAGGCCTTGGATCGTGCATCCTGATTAATCTTGGAAAGATCTCTAAAACCATTTTTAGCAATTAAATCATCGTAGCGTTTTATAGGATCGAGCATCATTTTGTATTTGCTGGCAACCCATTTGTAATGGGCTGTGTTTCCCTCGTACTGGTGTGTGTCTGCATTATAAATAAGCTTCCCATCTTCAATGACACCTCTTAGGTATCGCATATCGTGACTGTCAAATTTACGCTTGTATAGCTCTATAGTTTTTCTGTCTTGATCGTTATTTGTTTGACTTAAAAGTCTGTCAATTTCAATAACGCTTTCTGTATGCTTATAACTATCTTCCGAATCCGCATTACCTGAGGCAAGCATATTTTTGACTCCTGCGTTAAAAGTATCACCTAGTGATTGATAGCCTATGTTCTCGCCTGTCTCTTCGCTTTGAGAGGCTTTGTTATTAAACTCGTCCATATCTGCAAAAAACATGATCTACTCCGTATAGCTTAATCTAATCGGGTTGCCTAAACTATCTCGTAAAATGCCTTTGTCTGATTTAAAGCCGTAAACACCTTTTGATAAGTTGACGATCTGAAAATCCTCTTTTAAAGACTCTATAAAATCCTCATCAGATATGTTTTTGTTTACCCTGTCGTTAATTCCCAAGATGCTCTCACTGCCGATATTATCGAACCATTCCTCAAAATCGTCCTCGCTCATTCCGTGAACGGGCATAATTAGAGTGCTGTTATTGTGTCTATATGTTCCGCCCGTTACTTGCTTGATAGCTTTATTGAGTAAGCCCTCGTCAATGTCTGTTTTAGCATCTTCGCTGTCTTTAGCTAGTATTGCATAGACACTTTCAATAGAGGCGAAATAAGAATCTCTTAGACTTGTTTGTGTTGCATCCATTCCAGTTAGAGCGTTCCCAAGTTCCGTTTGATATGTGAGGTTGAACCCTTTAGGTTTCTTGTACTCTTTGGCACTTTTTAAGCGTGTGCCGTTAAGGATCATTTCACTAGTAGCATCTTCACCCTCTAAAGATAAAGCACCTGCTATACTAAACTCTCCCCACCCTTTTTTATTTAGTTGCTTAAAGGTTGCCATAGCTGTACCCTTAGGTATCTTTCGTGCGTTTTCTAAGCCTTGGAGAGTAGAGATAGATTCTAGGATTGATTGTCTGTTATCAATCGTCATGTTAGGGAATCTCCCTGCTAGGTCTGTTAGCTCTGTGTCGCTAAAAGCTCCGCCTACAACTCCGTATGTCTCATAGGTCTTATTGTATGCGTCAATACGTGACATTAACGAGCCTTTGAAGTTCTCAGGACTTGATGTGTCAAGTGGTGCTAATTCATCAATATAACCATGATTTAAAGCTACTTGCAAAGGAGATTTCTTTAAAAGGGCTTTATCTTTGTTTAGAGATCCCCCTAGCCTTTTTAGTAAAACTTCTGCTCCCTCAGTAGTACCGCCTTTAGTTTGTTTTCTTATATCAATAATAGCTTGCTCTAGTTGTTTTGGTGGTAGATCTACGTAAGCACTTATAGCATTATATACTCTTGAAGCTTCGTGTAATTCTTGCTCGTATTTTGTACCCTCTGCCTCTCTAGTGATCTCGCCTATATTGGCTAAAAACTTACCTTGATGGTACATCTTAACGGCTTCATTTACATTGTGCTTTAACGCTTGATCTGAGGCTCTTAATCGTCCACCCTCTAAACTTCTCGCTCTTGATAGATCTTGTCTTAACTTTGCTTCAATAGATTCTCTTTGCTTAACTGAAATATCTTTGTGTGTTTTGCCTGCAAAGTCGTTAATGTTTTTCTCAGCTCTCACAAAGTCTTTTTTCTCTAAGAGGCGATCATTAATCCCCATCATAGACCCACGAATAGATGTATACTGGATCTCGCTTAATTTATCTTTGTACTCTTTTTCATCTATAAGACCGTCTGATAGTTGAGCGTCAAGGCTTGTCTTTGCAAAATTGTATGTGGTAGCCGATTGAGCGAAATTACCCTCATAATTAAAGTCTGACAAATTCTTTAGGTCGAACTTGTAAGAGTTATCAAGTATTGTCTTTTCGCGTTCTTTTTGCTTTTTAAAATAGCGTGATTGTAGCCTAGAAGAGCTTGCCGATTCAATAGAGGCCAAACTTACTGAGAGATCGCCCCGTAAAGATTCAGGGGCATTTTCTAGGGCTTTCTTTTTGTAGGCTCCGAATGCCTCTTGAAAACCCAGCGGATTATCTTCGTGCTTATCATATAGTTCTTTCGCATAACTTGTAGCATCTATGTTAGTCTGTTTAAACATAAGGCTAGACATTCTACGATTGAATGACTCATTATAGTAGCCGTTATCTTCTCTTAATCGCCTACTGTTCCCGCCGTCTGCAAAAAGTTTGCTTGCTTCGTTGCCTGCGTCAATCTGAGCTTTTTTTATCTGTTCAGATCTTAGAGTTCCTGCGAACTGGCCTAATTTTTTACTTAGTAGGCTCATGTCTTGCTGTACGTCCTGAGCTATGCCCACCTGTGCAGAAGATACATCAGTTTTTATTTGCTTGCCTTTATAAATAGGAATAGCCATATCTAAATGCCTTTACCTGCAAATGTAGAGCCTGCTTTTAAAGCACCCTTACTAAACCCTGTTGTCAATGCTCTGTGGCCTCTCGCTCTTAGTCCTGCCGCCTTAGCTCTACCTTTAGCACGGATCATTTTTTTCTCTCTCTCAAATTGTGTGAGGCTTTGCTCTGTGATCGCTTTAGCGCTTCCCACGCCTGCGGATACTCCACCTGCTCCAAACATAACAGCCTGCATAGCCATAGCTTCGTTTAGATCTTCCATGCGTGAGACTTCATCTGATAGTGCGTCCAGCTCTGATTGTTTAGCGAGGGCTTTCATCTCTCTTTTTTTTGCTAGACCTGCTCCAACTTCTGATAAAAACTGCATTGTACCTACTACAGCCTGTGCCTTTCCTATTGCCATGATGCCCCCTTTAAAATTCTAACTCTATATCAATATTTCTCAACGTGAATGGTAGTGGATCTTTTTGAGTTATTTCTACGTCCACAATTCTACCATATCCTAGTAAGTAAATCTCTTTTATGCCTGTAAATGGATCGGGTGATTTATCCAGCGTTAAGACTAGCTTTCTGTCACTCATAAAAGTATCTTGAATGTAAATACCTAAAGACTCGTATATGTTAAGAATAACTCTCACCACTCTTTTTCTTAGGTTGATATTAGCCCCGCCTTGAAGATCTACATTTAGAGGTAATGTTTTAATCCCAACTGGATAGTCTAGGCCTACATCAATTTTATAAGCACTTCTTGGCAAAACGGCTTTATTTGCGTTGGTTGCCGTTGAGGTTAGGTTAGTATCGCTTTGTATTGCTGTTTCAAGTACCAATCTGTAATCATGGCCTATCATAGCGTCTACGGTGTTAGTCTGTAACTCTGTTACGTAAACCCCTGTTGAAATGTCCGTAAATACTACATTACTGCCATTAAATACAAGATTGTCTCCACCAAATGTCACGTTGAAGGTTATTGGCTCAATTCCATCTAGAGTGGTGTTATGATCGGTATAAGTACCCTCTTCTATTTTCTCAATGAAATAGTAAGGCATTAAGTCCGTACCGATACGCTCCACCACAAAGTAAATATCGTTTCCTGAAACTGTTACATCTATGAATTTACCCTGAGTATCCCAGTGGCTCCAACCTAAAACGCCCTCATGTCTCATTGAATTCATAACCGCTACTGTTCCATCGTCATTTACAACTACTAACAAATCACTCACGTCTGTAGCTCTAGCTTTAACCGTCATAATCTCTTTTACGTTCTTAATTAGATGAGAACTCATTAAGGCGATATTTTGAGAGATATAAGCTCCCTCTTCGTCTGCGTATAAGTGCTGTCTAACAGTTGATCCGCTTTCATCTACGTAATAAGTTGCCCCATCTATAATAGCAGGCCTAATACGTTTCGCTCCGTATCTCGTCTGCTTTTTCCAGTTACTATCTGTAGGTAATGGTATCTCTGTTTTTTGTATAAACTCTGAGCCAGTAGTAAAAAGTTGCAAGTCACGTCCTGATACTATCCCAGTAATCGCGTTAAATTCGTCATCATCTATAGTGTTAAAGATTGCTTTGTCTGCTTCTTGTAGGCCTAAATCGAAATTAAAGAAGTCATTAACAACCGAAGCCCAAACAGTGTTAGGCATATCGGTACTGCCACCGATCCAAAGACGGCCTTTATGAAAGGTTAATGTCTTAGGATAGCCACGTGTAGCACTCCAAACAGGCTCCGCCACTGTGTCAAATGTGTGCGTAGGAATATTAGTTAAGTCTACCGCTGAATGAGTCCATATTGTTTCATTAGCACTGTCTCTAATAATTTGGCCTAGAGGGTGTTTTTCGTGAGCTATAAGGACTGTATCGGCTGATTGAATATAATCAAAGTCTCTTAGTTCTTCTGCCGTCCATGTTCCTATACTTATTTTAGTCATTGGCTCAAAATCGGGTAATCTAACTACGCTTACATAGCCTATTGATCCCTCTAAGCTAAACGATAATAAGTATCTTTGGTCTACGTTGAAAGAAAAGCTCTCAATGCGTATGATTTGTTTGTCTGCCTCGTTGGATACGTTAGAATAATCAAGGATCTTTTTAAGGCCGCCTCTGCGTCGAACGCCGCCATGAGGCATGATAACCACGTTTTTAGCCTGAGCTAAAGCTTGATAATATTTCTCAATGTCAACGCGACCATGTAGAGTAGGTGCTATCTCACCTGAAGTAAAGGCCGATTGTACTATATGTGATTTCATTTAGCCTCTAACACTTATGGTAGGATACATAGATGGACTTTGCCCTAGTTGGTTGGTAGGGGTTGCTACGCTATCCTCATATCTTGCACGGCTAAACTGCTTCTCAAATCTCTCAGCATAAAACTGAGCCTTAGTAGCGTTACCAGTAATAGGGATCGCAAATTCTGAGGCTAAAAAATACTCTAGTGTCTTAGTGAACCATGCAGGAAAATTACTCTCACTAGCCCTAAACCCATACTCAATAAAGATATTATTATCATTTGAGTATAAGCGATCTCCGATAATGTCATAATCTATAGAGCTTGTTTTTTCCAAGAATAGATAGTCATTAGGTAGATAAAAAGAGTATTTCCAGTTATATAGTGGCTTCTCTGCTGATCGTGAGAGTTGAGCTTGTTTCATAGTGAAACGCCATCTATGTAGTGTCAAGATGTTTTCTAGTGAACTCTCGTAGAGTGCCTCTGCGGTGTCTGCCCCTGCCCCTGCATCGTTGAGGCTGTTGATCGGTGCCGCTCCGATAAGGACTAAAGCACTTGAAATAATCTTTAATTTACTTGTATTACCTGCCATCTTAGCCCCTCATTACTTATGAGATACCCCCTAAGGAGTATCAATAAATTATGCTAACGCTACTGATCGAACCGTAACACCTGCTTGGCTTGAAGTTACTACAGAGCATAGCACTTCACCATCAGTACAAGCTGTCAAAATGAAATCACCTACATTTAAAACATCGTATACTGGCAAGAAATAATCAGCCGCCACTGTGAGTAGTTTTGTGGTGTCTGACGTTGCCGTGTGTAATGTCGGGTTTGCCGAACCATTACCTAAAGAACCAGTTGAAATTGCACCTCTTGTAAATGCCATAGTAAAACCTTTTTATTTATTATACCGAAACTTTTACGCTTCGGTAGTTTGAATTTTAATAACGCCCTCGTTATCAATGATACAAGCACCTGCTTTAAAGATACCATTTGATAACCATGAAGATTTATGAGCAATCCAGTCAACACGTGTTTTAAAGTCGATACCTACGGCTTGGCCTACGGCTTGCTTATCCCACGCAAAGTTGTCACGAACTGCTCCTGCTTTAGGTAGACCACCCTCGCCACGTGAACCGATCATAATGAAATTGAAACCTAGAAGATTTTCAACTTTACCAGTAGTTAACGCTTTAAGAGTTGTATAATCAGCACTTGTTAGCTGAGAATCATTAAGTAAATCTGCTTTACCCTGAGCCGAAATTGTGAAGTATCGGTCTGTATCTTCCACCTCTAAATCGTCAAAACGCTCTTGTGCCGCGATTAACTTAGCAAGATTAAGACCTGTTCCTGCACCACCGACATTAGTGTCAATTAACATTCCCTCGCCCTCAGCAGGTGTAGCATTGTAAGTACCACTAACTAAAGCGTTGATCTTCATTTGATCGTCACGACGCTCTAAAGCTTTAGAAATAGTTTTTGCTAACTCTTGAACTTCATCAATGTTTACTTCTGCTTTATTGTAAATATCTGTGTACTCAGGTGCTTCCCAGTCTGTTAATACACAAGTCGGGCGATTGTGAGTAATATCCATTGGTGTAACATCGCTTGATGGTGCAGTACGCTCTGTAGCCATACCTTTACCCATTTGTGAAAACTTGTAAGTGTCAGCAGTAACGCCAGTGATACGTCTAGTTGTACCCATTAGCTTACCGCCACCTTGATACGCGTGTTTTACCTCGTTATCAAACTGTGTTAGAGCTTGTTTGCTTAGTTCTAAACTCATTTGGAGTCCTTTTTGATTTTAATAAGTTGTGTTGTAAGCTTTTAGGTGTCCGCCACAAAAGCGGGTTAAATAGCTTTACGCTAAATAATCCCTACTTTGTGAGGCTCATAAGAGGTGTCTCGGTAAGTAGTTTATATTTACACTAGAAAAATTCTAGCATAAGATTAATTTTAATGCAAGTGGTTGTATAAAACTTAATCAATCTACTTGTAAAAGTTGGAGAATTTTGCATCAACGAACTTTTTGTATTCAGGGTCGGTACTCATTCTGCGATCACCATTTTTATCTACAGCCATTTGCAACTCATACAGGCTCTCTGCTGTGTCTTGCGTGTTTCCTAATGGCACTTGATCGCCTGCGACTTTTGTTTCTTTAGTTAAACTGATAATATGCTCCATAACTTTAATATCATCAGCGGTTCTCATATTATCCAAAAAAGTATCACTTAAGCCCTCAGGTAAATTCGCCCTTCCCCAATCTGCAATATTATTGATACGTGCTTCGGCTTTATCTCCTAGTGCATCTACCTCCATCTGTTGAGCCATGTCATAATACTCAGATTGAGCCTCATTATACATAGAAATAAGACCATTAAATAGATCATTGTTCATGTTATTTTCACGCGCTAAAGTTTGCAACTTTTCAAAAAGAGGGTTTTCAGCGTCATACTCTACACCTTCATCTATTGTAAACTCATCAGGTGAACCAGTGAAGCCACCAAAGCGTTTTTCTAGTTCGTTATAAGCCTGCGCTTGATCTGATACTGTTGTATACTTTTCTTTAAACCATTCAGGGCGTTCGCCTGCTCCTGCCGTACCATCGGCATAATTCCACCCACCAGTGATTTCTATTCCGCCCTCTGTGGGTGCTGTTTCTGTTGTTTGGGTTGATGCGATTTCTTCACTCATCAAGTATCCTTTTGGTTTTATTTTTGCATATTGCAAACCAGTAGCCCCCTAAAGAGCCACTATTTAAAATATGGTTTTTTCAAACGATCCGTAAGCACTATGTACCTTAAGTGTTGTGTCCGCACTTGCTGTAGCGTATAGTTCAATATAGTCTGTAGCTACAAATGATTCTGTAGAGACTTTAACAATCTGAAAGGCTGTAGCCCCTTGGCCTGAGATTGTAACTGGTACCCCAGTAGGTGAACCATTTTTATAGAGATCCCACGTAATATCTACATTTGAAGCATAATCTACTAAGGCATCTAGGCGTATCTTAAACAAGCCATTAAGTGTAGCTGTGGCTCTTTGTGTTACCACATAACCCGAAACGCCTACGCCTGCCTCTACTACTTTGGTATCAAAGAGATTTACTTTTGCAGGTGTGTCGGCTATTAGTGACTGAGGCGCTATGTTAGCACCTCTCATGTTTGTGATTCCTACTTCTTGTAAGGACGGATCTTTAAGTTCCGATTTTACAGGTACGGCCTCATTGACTGTTGCACCGCCTATCTGAATATTGGTAATTGCACCACCTGAAAGTATCGCTTGTAATTCTGTATCAGCCATTATCATTCCCTTTTGATTGTTGAATAAAGCCTAGAATATCACGAACTAATGAAGCTCGACCCTCTCTAATGCCTATCTGTATTTGTGTATCATTAGCCATAGCGATAGGACGCGTTAGACACTTGTCGATCAAGTCTTTTAAAACAATTTGGCCTAGTTCGCTTTCAAAGATTGCTCTATAATTTGAGGCCATGACATTTTGCTTTTTATACCATGCCTCTTGCTCACTGAGAGCGTCGGACGGCTTTTGATTCTTGTAATCTGCTGTGTATAGGTGACTTGCTAAATTCACTGCTTATCTCCTTGTTCTGCTTCCATTTGTGCTAACTGAATAGCCTCAGCTCTTGCCTTGGCTTCCGCCTCGGCTCTTTCTGCCTTTTCCTCTTCTGAGTATTGGTAATTCTTAGGAACGCCAGTAGTTCTTACAAGATTTTCCACTACGTTTGAGTAGTTAATTTCTTTCTGTGCAATATCAGGCGGTAGCATCTGCATAAACTGTCCAAATGTTGAAGTGCTTTCAAGCTCTTCAATGTCTTGTCTGCGTGCCATAGGAGAGGTAAACTTAATTGTAACTTCCTTTCCATCCACTTTAATAGGTGCGATCTTGCCTGCCTTAGTGAGAATGCTTACAACACGTGTTAATAGTTGATCTAATAGCTCAGTTTGTAAGCGTCCAAAGGCGCTCGAAGATGTGGCATTTAAGTCCTCATTTCTAATGCCCATTTCTGTAGCGCTTCTCACTGGTGTTTGGTCTATTTGTCCGAATGGCTGAGAATATAGATAGTTTCTAATGTTGTCTCTTAGATCATTGATACTTAATTGTGTTAAATCAAAGTTACCGCCCATAGGCAAAGGGGCTAAAGTTGGGTTTCCTGTTTCGTTACTGTCTACTGGAATGAGAGATCTTGGCTCAATACGTATCCCGAAAGGGTTAACTACACCATCATTTCTAACAGTGTATGCACCTGCTGAGGCTAAACCTGCGTTGTCAAGATTCATCCTAACGATCTCATTAAGTGACTTAATGTCGTGAATAAGAGTCATTACGCGGCCTCTTCCAAGTGTTTCACCTGCTATTACAGACTCACGAAACACAATCCAAGGTGACGTTTCAAGTGTCTCTTCGTACATTTGAAACTTATGTTTTTCGCTAAAGAGGATACTCATAAAGCTTCCATCATCGGGGTTATACACTACGCCCTCGATTAGGTTTACCTCTTTGAGTGGATCTTCTTGTAGCATTTTTTGCATAACATCATTTAGTTTAGCTTTAGGCCAAATCTGATTAATGTCCTGCACTGGTACACATAACTCACGCCATACGTTTTTAACAATACCTTGGTTAGTGCGTTCAATCATAACCTCAGACAGTGAAACACTGCGAAAGTTTAGAGATGATTTCTCGCTGTCACTCTCTTCACAAATAAGTACGCCAGTGCTGATTGACAGATCTAAAAAGCACTCATGTACTTGCGTTGAAAAATTAGAATGGTTAAGGTGATCGAAAATAATATCCGTTACCTCTTCTAACTGCTTGTTAACTCTTTCTACTTCGTCTTTTGGTATCTCTGAGCCTGCTTCAAGTTTAGCCCAGTGTCTCCAAGGTGGTACAAGTTGTGATTGCATACGTGAGGCGAATTTTTCAACGCCTACTACTGCCGTACTATCAAAAACATACTGGTGCTTCTCTGCACCTGTTGTAAACTCGTCAAAGGTTTGTTTGTGAGGGATAGTGTATCTATAGCACTCTCTTAGATTGCTTTCCCATAATGTTTTAGTAGAGCGTGCCTTTTTGACACGCTTAATCATGTTATCAATATTATAAGGCATTAGTTAGCCTTTGTTTTTGTTTTCGCCTTTGGCTTTGCTTCCTCTTTAGGTTTAACCGCCTTGGCCTTAGTACATTTACATTCAATGCCTGCAAAAGGCTTATTTGGATGGATCTTAATTGTTTCGCCACACTCTGAACATTTAATCGCTGTGAAGTTAATACTTGTATACATTTTGGTTTCCTTTTTATAAAATACCGCGCTCAGTGCCTTTAACACTGCCACTTAATAAGCCCCTGCGCCCTTGTCGACTTCTGAGCATCCTCTTTTTGCGTTCTTCCATAGCCGTTTGAGCTTGACTTTGTTGCTCTCTAAGTAAAGCCTCTTGCTCGCCTTGAGCTTGTTCCGCTTCCCTACGTGCTATACGTTCACGGCCTCCCTCAATTACTCCCATAGATGCAACGCTTCCAACATCTCTAAATGTCTCGCCTTGGAGTACATCGCCCTCGAAACTCTTAGCCCCAGTCTTAACGCCTTTTTCTATTTTCTTTAATGGATTACCACCGCCCATAATAGCCCCTTGATTAATTTTTATGCACTAATTGTATCATAATATAAGCATAAAAAGATTATCTTCGATTTGCTTAGAGTGGTTAGGGTATAAGTCTTTAATATCTGTCGCAAAATAAGTATCACGATTAGACGTTCTCTTTACTGTCTCATAGAGTGCTTTCCTCCCTTTGTGACTACCATCATGCCAAGCATAATAAACAAAGTTGTATGTCTCTTCAAAAGCCAAGCATAAAAAGAACTCTTTTTGTGATCCTAAAAAATTGTAATGCACTGTATCTAAATACTCGCCAAGATCCTTTAACTCCATCTTGGTGTGTGCGAACTGAAAGAACTCTATCTCATCTTTATCGCCCATAACCGCCCCCTGCCTTTATAGTTCCCGTAGGCATAGATGCGTGTTGCATTCCAACTCTCGCCCTAACTGGAAATAGTTTTGATGTTAAATAGCCCAGTGCATCTATACCTTTGTTGTCGTGTCCGTTTTTCTTGTCGGGTAGCTTTGTGTTTTCATCATAGGATTGTTGCTCTACTGCTTTGGTGAGCTTAGGGCATTTGTTTACGTTTACAAATAGCCTACGTTCACCCTTTGAGTTACTAAAGAGTGTGTTCATGCTATTAACGCGATCCATAATAGCAGGGTTTGAAGTGTTAGCTCTGATCGTAAACCCTGCTTGCTTAAGTAGGTTGATGTCTGAGGTGTTGGCCTGTACTGTCTTTCGTGCGTTTCCTGCACTATCAGGATAGCATACAACGTTACGCCCTTGATATTTAAGAGATAAAGTTTCAACCAGTTCAGGCGTGTCGAATAGATCTACATACTCAGCTACGGCATAAACCTTTTGATCTTTTACTAAACAGACGATAGCACTCATGGCACTAACATTGAAGTCAATACCCACATGAATATCACTTATTGAATCATCTTCCATAGCTGTATCATTGAGGGTTCGATCAAACTGCGTGTAAACTGTACCACTTGTAAGGTTAGTAAACTCTCCGTTTAAGTAAGCATCGATCAACTCAGGCGGATACTGTGATCTCATTGTATCAATATAATCTTGTGGCAAGTGGTAGTTGTCTGTAGTCTTAGCCTTAATAAGTCTCTTTGTTTCGTCTGCCTCTTCAATGAAGATACGATACATAGCACGAAAGCCCTCAGGTGTTGACACAATAACCATTTGACGAACTTTACCTACACGTATACGTCCAAGTAGCTTAATATAAGCGTTATAGGCAAGTTCAGGTTTTGCTGTGTCGAACTCATCTAGAACCACCCACGCGGCATTGATACCGATTAGTCTTTCGTACCCCTCCATACTTTTACAAATAATGCGAGTCTCGACCCCTTTTATTGTGCAGTAAAAAATACTCTCCCCTGATTTGAACTCATAAGGAATATTAAAAAATTCAAGTGCTGTTTTCAATTCAGGGATAAGAATTTGTGTGAGTAAAGGAAAATTCGGCTCACAAACTATACCATCATAACCAATATTATCCATAGCCAATAATACCGCTTTTCTAGCCACTACATAGGTTTTCCCAGCTCCATAACCGCTTGTTAAGCCTAGTATCCTAGTTGACTTATCCATAACTAAGGCATACTGGTGAGGTAACAAATTTAGTGGTTTAATCATAATCCGTGAATCTCGCTAAATTCCAACACTCTATTGGCTCCAATTCTACAAGCCCTTGCTTCCTCTAAATTGTCAAAATGACCTAAAAATATCTTTCTATTGTCTGTTTTTACGCTAACCTCATATCTTTTATATTTGTTACTATAAGACACTCCATTTATCCCAGTGCTGTTGTTGGATTGTAGTGCTTTATTCATCTTATTATCTCTTGACGTGCCTACTTTTAAATTGCATATTCTATTATCATGCTTGATTTGGTTTAAGTGGTCAACTTCCATTTTATCGTCTATTTTCCCATAGGTATAGATGATCGCTAATCTGTGGGCTAAGTATCTTTTGCCTTTAACTGAAACCCTTACATAACCCAATTTGTTTCTATTATGTATTTCTTTGTTTGTTTTGATGTATGTAAATATTCCAGTGTCAGGGTTATATCTTACTGTCTCTTTAATATCATCGATCAACATGGAACTCCTTTAGAACCATTATACCGCATTATCTTTTTTATCCTCTATTATATGCACTATAGTTTCTCTGTCTTGGCTTTCTTTTTCCGCCTTGTATGTCTCTGTAACCCCTAGCATCTGCTTTCTATTGGCCTCTGTTGTTTTTGAGATCGCCATAAGATTCGGCAACTGCCCTACAAGTAAGCTCTTATCAACCGTGCCATCTGAGAGTGTTGCTGATTCAATGATCCCCTCTTGAGCCATGTTGATAAGTTCTTGGTTTTCTATAGTGGAGTTATTAAATAAATTGAGGCTTTGAGCCATAGTTAGGTATACCTCATCATAGGCTCGCTTTTCCGCTTCTGTGAACTCGCTTTTTTTCGCTTTTATTTCATTCCCTATTATAGTATTAGTAATTTCACGATCTGCAAGCTCTGTTATCTCGCTTTTTTTAGCCCCATGCTCTTTAGTTATTCTACGTACTGCTGTTTCACCGCAACCTACCTTTTTAGCTATGGCTACATTAGATAGATCGCCTTTTTTGAATAGGGCTATTATTTCGTCTTTTTGTTCTTGTGATAGCGCCAATTGATTACTACTTTTTGTTTAATTGAGCTTCTACTACTTTATAACCATACTGGCACGCCATAGAGCAGTGAAGATACATCATGCGTTTAATATTATGTGTAGTTCCTGCACGTTCAGCAAGCTTAAAACCGATTAGGTTACAGTTAGCGTCTTTGAACTTATGAGCCTTACCACATTGCTTGTACTCAGCTCGTAAGAGTTTGTTAATCTCTTTTTCAATGTTGTTGGCCTGTAGTGAAAAAGCCATTAGTAAGATAATTAAAGTTTTCATTACTTGCCCCCTTTAAAGTAGTCCATGTACTCTTTTAGCTTGGCTTTGTTTCCACATACTACAGAGCATAGAAAATACATATCTTGATAGTTTTTACGCTCTTTTGTTGAATGTTTTTCTGCAAACCCTGTAGCGACTTTGTAGCACTCACCAGTCTTACACTCTGCACAACCCTTAAGATCGCTTTCTATTGTTGCGTTTAAAGCGGCTAAACTTAATGCGATCATTACTAATAACTTTTTCATGGTAGCCTCCTATTTATTTTTTTTGGCTTCCTCTTCGTTCTCTTTTTTCTGCTGTTCCATGATTCGCTTCCAAACCTCTTTTTCGCTATCTGAATCAGCACTCCGCCCTCTTAGACTGATACCGCCTAATTTACTGTTACGTTTGTTAGTCTTGCTCTCTTTTACTTTATATGCTGTGTTGTACGCCATTTTTTCCACCTTTTTTAAGTTGGTCTATATCATAGCGTAAAGATGCACACTCTTGGTTTAACCTTTTTACCTCAGAATTTGCGATCTCTAAGGCTTGGTAAACTTTTAAGAAGCTTGCCTCTAAGTCTTTATAGCTTGGCTTGCTTCCATCAGGACGTTTGGTTTTTTGTTTCGCCATATAACCTCCTATACTCGCTTATTAGCATATTAACAACTTGAGCCCTTGGCATATCCAGTTCTTTAGACAGTTTTGTTAGTTTGTCGTAAACTGGCTTTGATAAATTTACTTGCATAATAAACCTTTTTTATATTTCCAAAGAATACTCTATACTTACTTTAGAAATACTTAGGCCTATATACTAATACCCTTTTTGATAAGGTATTCTATAGATCGGCTTTAAAGGCTTTTTGCACCAAGGACACACTTTGGTATCTAAAAACTCTTTTTTGCACGTATGGCACTTGTAAACTGGATTTATACTATGCATAACGATAGGCTACCAGTGCTAGTATATACATGATCGAGAAGATAATAATTTTACATTCATCCTCATTAAACATAAAAGCATTGTATCACCTTTTTTTATCAAGTGCCATTCTATTCGCTCTTTCGTGCTTTAACTTATGAAAAAACTCTGAGTTCTCTTTTCTGTCTTTTCTTGCTTTTAGGTAGCACCCGTCACATTTCTCTTTTGATATACTGGCCTTTGTTATTAGGCATCCGCACTCGCATGATTTCATTATTGATCCTTTGTATCCCAGTTATACGCTTTAACATAAATGATCCAAAGCCCATCTTTAGATTTTTCGTGTTTACGCTTTAACTGTCTAAAAGCTTCTATCGTGCTTTGTATCTGCTTGCCCTCTTTGTGAAAGTGTTTAGCTATGACCTTATGATCTATGTTTTCGTTTTTCATGTTTTGCTCCTAATTTGATTAAGCAAGGCTTTCGCCTTACTTATACCATTCTTTACTATTTGATTTGTTTTTATACATATCTAAACAATCACTTCTTTTTTGAGGCTTGTTAAGATTAACCCTTACGTATTTTTGATCGCCTCTTGATTTTGCATAATCAGCTACTTTTTCAGCCTCTGCCATGTTTTCACATTCATAGATATAGCGAGCTTTTTTACCCTCTGCCTTACCCCAACCACTTAAGAAACCGTCAATCATTACAACATAGTACATTTGAACTCCTTTATTTTTTAACTGTTAACAGTATAGCAAGTTTTCTTTGGGAATGTCAAGTAATCTTGTAAAGAATTTGTAAATTTATTGCTTTTTGACTTTTTTTAGGTGTTTATGGTTGCCTATTAAAACGCTTATAGGATAGATATTATTGCTTTTTTCTTGATTGTGAAGTCTACATAGGAGTACGCCATTGTCTATTGTTGTCGGGTATCCCTTGGAATAAGGGTAGAAATGATCGAACTCTACTGAGTCTTTATCTCTGCCGTATGGCTTTAGCTTGATTCTGCATATCTGACATATGCCTTTATCACGCTCCCATATAATATTTTTTTGGTAGGAATTGAAATACCTTTGAGGCTTGCCTTTGCCCCATGTGAGTATAGGGAGCAATAAGAGGATTAAGATAGATGCTATTATTTGATTCATTCCACTTCCTTTAAAATCTTTTCGTTAAACTCTCTAGCTTTTATAACTGCTGTGTATCGCTTTAAATCTCTATGCTTAGGCTCTACACTACAAATCAAAGCTTTTTCACGATTACAACACTTTATTTTCTTTTTGGCTACTACTTTTTGTAGGAACTTGTAGAAAAATCCTAGTTCGCCATAAAGATACTTAGTGCTGTGTTTCATTTTGCTTCCATTGTTTATATACCGCTATAACCCCTATCCCTATTACAGATAGAATGTTTAGGAGTTCGTATTGTACTGGTGTCATGATTTGTCCTTTGTCTTTTTCCATTCTTCCATGCTAAAATATCTCAGAATTTTTTCAGCATAATTTTCACCTTTTATAATCCAAGCGATTATCCAAATAGGAAAGGTCAATACAACCAACAAAAAAACGAAAGTTCCTATAAATTCCATTAATACAAAAAGTAATCTACTTTTCATGATAAAGCCTTTAACTGCCCTTTTAACTCTGCTATCTCAATGTCTTTTTTAAGCATAGCTTCGTTGTGTCGTTCGTTGGCTAGTCGCTGAGTGTCTAAATCACTTTCTATAACTCGTCCTCCCATTACTTGCATAAGTTCTCTTTCGCTTCTCTTTGCTTTGGATGCTACTACCCTTAGATTTTCGTTTGCGTTTGCTATGTTTTTTTCTACATTAAATATTTCATAGCTCATTGTTTATCCTTTACCTCTTGTAATAAGTCTCTATAGCTGTTTCCGTGAACTATTGAACAAACCAAAGACCTACTTATGTTATATTTTTCTGCTAACATTGGCATTGTAATTTTATGAGGCATATATTCATTTCTTATTGCAACAACAACTTCATCACTAACTGTTCTTTTCTTCTTCCAGTTCTTCGTTGTAGCTTTCTTTTGTTTTTCAGATGGCTTCCTTAGATTTAATCTAAAAGCATGATGTGCGTTTTGAGATGGCGTACACCACTCAAGATTACTTAATTCATTATTTAGTTTATCCCCATCTTTATGGTTTATGTGAGGTTTGCCATCAATGTTTTCAAGTAGAGTATCGGCTATTAACTTATGAACATTCTTTGTTTTTCTTATGTTGTTCTTACTTAATGAGACGTGTAAATACCCTGCATTGTTTGTTGTTGGTCTAAGAGTTGTATGTTTCAATCCATTTGCTCTATTTGGGTATGACACAATATTCCCATAAGATGTCGCATAATACAAACCTTCGTAACCTTTTATATCTTTCTTAATCATCTGCTCTCCTTATTGTGACTTTTTCTAGTTCTGCTATTGCGTTGTAAACACCTCTTTGTGTATGTCCATCAATTCTTAAATCAGATAAAGCATTATCTACACCCTCTTTAAGTGCTGATAGTTCGGCTTGTAAATTCCCGTTAAGCTGTTCTAGTCTTGATGTTTCTTTAGTGTACTTTGTATGTAAATTTGATAGTTCGGCTTTGAGTGACTCAATCTGCCTAGTTAATTGAATATTTAATGGTGTAACGTGCAAAGCCTGTAGTCGAACTTGTATATCGAGTAGCTTCTCGGCTAAAGCTTCTTTGTCATTGTTAAGCATTAGCTCGTTAATTTCGTCTGTTCGATTCATTGTTTATCCTTTTTGCCATATTCGTTTGCATCATCGACACTATAATTTCCGTAAATAGTTGAGTCGTGATGATGATGTTCTAGTATCTTGTGGGGTCGTGATAACTCATAAATTCCAATCGTGATTACTGCTGTTAATATGGCGATCAATAAACATATAATTACCCATAGTAGATTTACTTTCATAACATATCCTTTTATAAGTTTAATGTAACATTATGAGTTGTAGTGTGTTGTTTTAGTTCATGTTTAAATGAAAAACATAAAGCTTCCGCTACTGTCTCTTGCTTTATTCCAAAAGTTACTGATAACTCACCGCCATTTGATGTAATTGTTAGTTTATAATCTTGTTCTTTGTACGTTGACAATACACCTTTTAAAAAGTTATTGTAGTCTTTTAGTCTTTTCTCTTGTTCAGAAGTCATAATACAACTCCTTTTGTTGTTAATACAAATGCGGTGATTACCGCCACTAATGCTAAGAACGCTAACATGATTGTTATAGGGTCAAGCCATTTCATCACTTCTCCTTATCTAGTTGTTTCTCTAGTGCTTCAACTCTTTTTAGTAAGTCCTCTTTTTCTTGTTTCTCTTTTCGTAGTTTATTTACGCAAGGGGTACAGGTATAATAAGATTCAAACATATCACGTTGTACTGTAGTTTCTTTGCCACATCGAGGACATTTTGGGTTACTAAATAATCCCATCACTTCTCCTTTTCAATTAGCTCTACTTTAAACAAAGACCATCTTCCATCTTTTAGATACTTATTTCCGTAACAATCCTCGTATAGATTGACGGATTTACCTGACACTATATCAACAAACCTAGTTTCAATAAAGTTAAGCGTTAAATAGCTTATTAAACCTCTCATTTCACTTCCTTATATAGTGTGTATGCCTGTGATTTTACACAAAGACTGTTCAATCATTTCAAAATTACAATAACTTCCACCCTTAATGTTTTCAACACACACTGTAAAATCTTTAAGTATAACTACTCTTGTTTCATCAGGATTATTTTCATCAAAGTTAGAAAATCCTTTATCTAAATCTTTGAGTAGTAATCTATCTCCACCATTCCCATCACTACTAAGGCTTGCAAAGATAGGTGTACCTTCTGAGTCGTTCATACCGCTATTTGTGAAGTGGATAGCTAGGGTTGAGGGGTCAACCATTGTTAAAAACACTTTGTTTATATCAACACTAGAACCGTAGTACCCCCTAACTTGTAATCTATCTGACTTAACTAGGTTTTCTGCGTTAGCTATACACTTGTGGACTTTGCCACCAACATTACTAAGTACGTTAACTAAATCACCTTGCACCCACTCATCAGAGTCTATTTTTTTAGCTCTGTAAATTGTCTCTACTTGCATCACTTCTCCTTCAATTAACTCTCCATTATCAAGCCTTTGAGCTTGTGCTAGTAATGTTTTCATTGTTTATCCTTTTGGTTTATAAAAGCTAGTAAACATATAATCATTACGCTTTAGCTTTTCGTTCGGTCTTG